ATGCACTAGAGAATAAAAAGAAAAAGTGTTTGAATATACTTTATACTGGAAGCCACATTCAACCAACGTTGGTTGAGTTGCAAAAAGAAATGGCAACAGCTAACATACAATTAGATTTACCTAATTCGCTGTTAGCTTTACCGAGTAAATAAATAAACGTGGCGCGAGATTAACACACTCGCGCCACACTAGAAAAAAATAGAGAAGAGCATGTGGGCGGGGCCCACCCTATAAAAAAGAAAAAAGGCTGACCCATTATGGACACATAGTTACTGGACATTATAGGATAGAAATGAGATACTCGCTTATTAACTTAACGAAAGGAATACAATGTTAGAAGTACACTACAATACGATCAGCAACTACAACGAAAGTAAGTTTGCTCTTGAGGATAAAAAACAAGCGGACACTTTGGGTTGGTTGATGATGACACTTGGTGTTCATGAGATTACCGAAAAAAACATTGATGAGATAATGTTTAGAACTAAATATCTAGACGCGGTTCATGGTTCAAATGGTTTTATTGGTAACCCAAGTAACACGGATCTTAGACAGCTATTTAAAAATCATATTGGTTTAAAAATAGTAATTACTAATAGAGGAATGGCTAACATAACTACTAGACATAAGTTTATGGTTAGACATTTAAAAAGTTTAGAAGAAAGGATAGAAAAAGAAATTAAATAATTCGTTAAGAAAATGGCCATGCAGTTTTTGCATGGCCTATCCTACATTATCCTATGCAGAAACTGCATAGCTTATTTAGAGAAGAGCATGTGGGCGGGACCCACCCTAAGAGGGGACCCTAAAGGAACTATATCAGAATTCAAACTTTTTATGTTTACGCAAATACCCCTTAAAATTATAGGGGTCCCAGACCTACCCTATATAGTTTGATTTGCATTGTTAATCATGTATAATACTTTACCACCCATATTTAAATGTATGCTAACTGTTGAAGATATTAATAAAATAGAAGATCCTATTGAGCGAAGAAAGCTCAAGATACAGATTATACAACGACATCAAAGAAAAGAACTTAAGCAAGTTAAAACTAATTTTTTATCTTTTGTAAAAAAGATGTGGCCAGATTTTATAGAGGGGTCCCATCATCAAACGATAGCAGATAAATTTAATAGATTGGCAACTGGAGAATTGACCCGTCTAATTATAAACATGCCACCTAGGCATACTAAATCTGAATTTGCGTCGTTCTTTCTCCCTGCTTTTATGATCGGGCAGAATCCTAAATTAAAAATTATTCAAGCAACTCACACAGCGGAGCTTGCTATAAACTTTGGACGTAAAGCAAAACATTTAATTGACTCAGAAGAGTATCAACAAATTTTTAATACAAGACTCCAAGAAGATAGTAAAGCTGCAGGACGTTGGAATACATCTGATGGTGGTGAATACTTTGCTGTCGGTGTCCAAGGTGCGGTAACCGGTAGAGGTGCTGATCTACTCATCATCGATGATCCTCATTCAGAGCAAGATGTAAGTTCACCTTCTGCATTTGATAAAGCATACGAGTGGTATACATCTGGTCCACGTCAACGTCTTCAACCAGGAGGTCGTATTGTTGTCGTTATGACAAGATGGTCTACAAAAGATTTAACACAAAGATTGTTAAACGCACAAAGCAACGAGAACGCGGATCAATGGGAAGTCGTAGAGTTTCCTGCAATCTTACCTACAGGTAAACCAGTCTGGCCTGAATATTGGAAGCTCGAGGACCTCGAATCTGTTAAAGCTTCTGCTGGTGTTGCAAAGTGGAACGCGCAGTATATGCAGAACCCAACATCAGAAGAAGGAGCTCTCATTAAACGTGAGTGGTGGAAAAATTGGGAGTCTAAACATATGCCTCATATTGAACATACCATTCAAAGTTATGATACAGCGTATCTTAAAAAAGAAACTGCTGACTATTCTGCTATTACTACCTGGGGAGTTTTTCGTCCAAACGAAGACTCGCCTCGACAATTAATATTATTAGATTCTTATAAGGAACGTTTAGAGTTTCCAGAACTTCGTCGTGTTGCTTTAGAGCAATATAAATATTGGAATCCTGAAACAGTTATTATTGAAGCAAAAGCATCGGGACTACCTTTGATGTATGAGTTACGTAACATGGGAATTCCTGCAATGAATTTTACACCAAGTAAAGGTCAAGATAAAGTTGCAAGAGTAAATGCAGTCTCTCCACTTTTTGAAGCCGGACAAATTTGGGCGCCTCTTGATCAAGAGTTTGCACAAGAGCTTGTTGAAGAGTGTGCAGCGTTTCCATATGGTGATCATGACGATTTAGTTGACAGCACAACACAGGCTCTGTTAAGATACAGACAAGGCGGATTTATAGATCACCCTGAAGATTATCGAGAAGAAGAGCAACCCAAAAGAAAAAAGAAATTTTACTGGTAATGACTTTCGTATTTAAACACCCTAGTAAGTATAAAAACCCAACCCTTACTAAGAACATGCCTTATGTGAAAAGGGATCAAATACCTCCCCTTAGTGGGCCTAACCCACAAGGCTTGATTAATGAATCAAAAGCATATAAACAAGATAAATTGGAGAAAATAAATGGCAGACATAGACAAAGCATTAACCGAAGTAAAAAAAACGGTTGAGATAGCAGGGCCCGAAGAGCAAGTCGAGGTTCAAGAAGAAATTAACGAATCATTACCAAACCCTGGTGACGCAGAAATTACTCCCACTGAAGATGGCGGTGTAGAGATTGATTTTGAACCTGGAGCATTTAACCAAGCACAAAGTGAAAACCACTTTGACAATTTAGCCGAGTTATTACCAGAGGAAATATTAGGTCCTCTAGGTTCAGAATTAAATCAAAACTACATGGACTACAAAGAGTCTCGTAAAGAATGGGAACACAGTTACATAACTGGATTAGATCTTTTAGGATTTAAATATGAAGATAGAACCGAACCTTTCAATGGAGCTGCAGGTGCAACTCACCCAGTTCTAGCTGAAGCAGTCACACAGTTCCAAGCGTTAGCTTACAAAGAATTATTACCTGCTGATGGACCTATCAGAACTCAAATTATGGGAGCACCTACTCCTGAAAAAGAAATGCAATCTAAAAGAGTTAAAGATTTTATGAATTACCAATTGATGGATCAGATGAAAGAATACGAACCTGAATTCGATCAATTGTTATTTTATCTACCTCTCGCTGGATCTGCCTTTAAGAAAATTTATTATGATGATCTTTTAGGCAGAGCAGTTTCTAAATTTGTACCTGCGGAAGATTTGGTTGTACCTTATTCTGCAACATCTTTAGAAGATGCAACGGCCGTGATCCATGTGATCAAAACCAAAGAGAATGATTTAAGAAAACAACAAGTGAATGGTTTCTATAGAGACGTGGACCTTGGATCTCCTGCAGATACAGAGTCTGATCTTGAGAGAAAAGAACGAGAGTTAGAGGGAATACAAAAAACACAAAATGAAGATATCTACAATATTTTAGAATTCCATGTCGATTTAGATTTAGAAGGGTTCGAGGACCGAGGACAAGATGGTCAACCTACTGGAATTAAGTTACCTTACATTGTAACCCTTGAAGAAGCATCACGTGAAGTTTTATCTATTAGAAGAAACTACGAAATTAATGATCCATTAAAAAAGAAAATTTCTTACTTTGTACATTTTAAATTTTTACCTGGTTTAGGTTTTTATGGTTTTGGTTTAATTCACATGATCGGTGGATTATCAAGAACAGCCACAGCTGCATTAAGATCTTTACTAGATGCTGGTACCCTCTCCAATTTGCCAGCAGGATTTAAGATGCGCGGCATTCGAATTAGAGATGACGCGCAATCTATTACTCCAGGTGAATTTAGAGATGTGGATGCTCCAGGTGGAAATATTAAAGATGCCTTTATGGCGTTACCATTCAAAGAGCCTTCACAAACTTTGTTACAGCTTATGGGTGTCGTTGTATCAGCCGGGCAAAGATTTGCTTCGATAGCTGACCTTCAAGTAGGTGACGGGAATCAACAAGCAGCAGTGGGAACGACAGTAGCTTTGTTGGAGCGAGGAAGCAGAACAATGTCTGCGATTCACAAAAGAATTTATGTGAGTCTTAAGAATGAGTTCAAGATGCTTGCTCGAGTATTTAAAACATATTTACCACAAGAGTATCCTTATGATGTGGTAGGTGGTCAAAGAAGTATTAAGCAACAAGACTTTGATGATAGAATAGATATCTTACCTGTAGCAGATCCTAATATATTTTCTCAAACTCAAAGAATATCAATTGCTCAAGCTGAATTACAATTAGCACAATCAAACCCGCAAATGCATAATCTGTATAATGCGTATCGTGCTATGTACGAAGCGTTAGGTGTAAAAAATATTGATATGGTTTTAAAACCAGTTCCAAAACCTGTTCCAATGGACCCGTCTATTGAAGCTATTCAAGCTTTAGGTGGTCAACCGTTTCAAGCTTTTAAAGGACAGGACCATAGAGCTCACATAACAGCCCATTTAAACTTTATGTCGTCTTCGATGGCTAGAGGAAACCCGATGGTTACTGCTTCTATGCAAAAAAATATTTTTGAACACATAAGTTTAATGGCATTAGAGCAAGTTGAAGTAGAATTTAAAGATCAAATTATAATGATTCAACAAATGCAACAACAAATGCAAGCAAATCCTGCTTTAGCACAAGATCCACAGATGCAACAGCAGATGATGGCGGTCAATATGCAGATAGAGTCTAGAAAAGCAGTTTTAATTGCAGAAATGTTCGAAGATTTTGCTAAAGAAGAGACCCAGTTAATGGGTGAATACGGAAATGACCCAATTGCTAAGTTAAAAGCTAGAGAATTGGACATCAGAGCACAAGATGACTTCACAAAAGCACAACAATCTCAAGAAAAAATTAATCTTGACCGAATGAAAGCTTTTATGAACCAACAAAACAAGGATGAAAAGCTTGAACAGAACGAAGAGCTTGCAGAATTACGTGCTGCAACTTCCCTTGCTAAACAAGAAATGGCTAACCGAAGTAAAATTCACGATTTTGGTAGAAATTTTAAGAAAAAATAATTATAACAGTTTAAGGAGAAAATTATGGCAGATTTAAAAAATAAACTTTCTTACGGTAGAAAAGGAACTGTTGCTTCTTCTAATGCAACTGGTGGTGTAGAGACTACAACTCCAGAAATTAGAACTGAAACAGATCCAAGATCTACTATCCTTACAAACCAAGACAGAGTGTTCAACAAAATAGGTGTTGGAGATGAAGTTGAAGTTAGAGGAACTAAAAGAATGTTAAAATCTAAAAGTAAAAAAGCAACTTGGTACTAACATGTGGTTATCGGCAATTAAATTAGCCGTCTCTGCT